GATTATACTTGTTTTTCAGTACCCTCAGTTTACTACGCATCAAGTCAAGCTTATTAAAGTCAATGTAGTTATTCAATAAGCTAGTCCACTTAGTTTCTTTGTAATTGAAACATCTTCCATAATCAAATTCTGGGTCTACCCATGCTTTTCGTATCTTTATAAATACATTATACACTACTGCTACTCCACTGTTAGCAGTAGACCCTTTTTCAAAAAGTATAGGATCTAATCTTAGGAAACCCTCATTGAGTTTTTCCCATGCCTCTTGTGAAGTAGCAAATTCCAATGAATGTAAGGATTCCTCAGTATTGGTCTGAAGACCCTTTAGTTTACGGTTCCAACCTGACATGCTAGTAATTAGTTTTTTGTCTCCATAAATTGAGACGTTGTTTTTTAAAGAATAAACTAAATAAGCCGCAAGGAGTAAATCCATTCATAGCTAAAAATCCCATATATAGATAGAATGATTTTACTAAGGATTCCTGAAAGTCTATTTCCTTAGTCATTACTGGAGTTTGTTTCCAAGGTCTACATTTAAGGAAATTCCTTGCCTTGTTTAGTTCATATATTACCTCCCATAAATATAACTTCTCGTTTTCATGGGATATTTCACTCATTTCATTGAAACCGGGAGTATAAGAAACTATCTTATCGTATTCTGCTCTATCTTCTTTTGCCCAATCAGTTAAACTTAATATAGGATATTTCCTTACACTTTGATGATCCGGGTACTTGATAAGTATTTCTTTAACTCCGATTGCCATTACCCCAAATAAACTCTTTGCATCTTTGTATTCTAATATATCTTCTGGCAATATATTAGAATACAAAAGCAAAGTAAAGAAGAATCCCAAAGCATCTGCCTGTTCTTCATTTGCATTTGCTAGATGGTTTAATACCTGAGTATATTCTTCTGAAGTTAAGCAATCATTATTCCACCCATAATCCCGATATATAGATACTACTTCATCTGTAGATTCGAATCCTTCGGTTAATTCTTCTATAACTCTACCAATGAAGTCCTTGAGGATAACTTGGTTCTTTGGGTTATTTATATCTAATGGGTAATCTGGTAGCTTTTCTATGGATTTATATCCAAAGAATTGTTCTAACCCAAGGTCATACATTTCTTGTAGTATCTGTGCCTCAGTTTCTTCTACCTGAGGCACTTGTTCATTTATGTTCCTTATGTCCACGGTTATTTAATTTGAGATGAACCAAATCCTTTATCTCCTCTACTTCCCCACATTTGAGATTCTGAATAGAATTCCTCTTGTTGAATTTCCTCTGGTTCAGTAATATAAACTGGTACATGAATAAATTGTACTAGCTTTTGACCAGCCTCAATAATCTGAGTTTCTTGAGAAGCATTATATACTCCGATATGTATTTCACCCACATAAGGAGAATCTACTATCTCAGCAGTAAATAATAAACCTTTCTTGGTAGCTATACCAGATTTGTTTGCTGCCATTAACATCGATGTGGGGGGTTCTAGTAATACCTTGATCCCCGATGGAATAAGTATTCTATGACCCGATTGTAAAGCTATATGCCTTACAAAATTTTCACTAAAAGGGATATCCAAACCATATCCCTCCCTATCGGCTTCATTCTTAGAATGAATATCCTCTGAAGTCAAGTTGGTTGGTACATAAAAATCTAACCCAGCATCATTTGGGTTTGCTCTGTTGGGAGATACTACCTCCCTTACTTTGATAAATCTAAACCTGTTCATAATATATTACATTTACGTAAAAGTTGTCCAAAAGTTAATTTCTCGGGTCTAGAAACGTGTACTCCCAGTGAATTACACATTTTTAATACATCTACTGATCCTTTCATACATAGGTTAGCAAGTACATCCTCTTGCTTTACAAAATAGTTTGGGTTATTAAGGTATACCTTGAACATAGCCCATATCATCTCTATTGGTTTCATCATTTAATACACTCTTTATAAAGTTCTCTAATACGTTTTCTTGGTACTTCGAATTTCTCAACAGTCTTTGAAATAATATCTTTTCTATCTTTCCCTTTCCGAATCAAACCTCGAATATATTTCTTGATACCAACCGTGTCTTCTAATACATCCAAATCTTTGTATTGATTCTTCTGTTCTAATTCTTTCCTTGTAATGTTCAAGTTCTGGGACATCTTGAATGCACATAGTTCTGAGTCTCCGCATAGCTTACATTCTTTAGTTGATAAATCATACCCAATACCAAAGCAAACATCGCCATTAGTACCCAACTGAGTTAAATCTAGGGGAGTAAGAATGTCTTGTTTGGAAAGATCGGGTAGCTTTTGTTTCTTCTTTACCATTCTCTGAAAATTTATAAAGTTCGAATAATTATATCTTTGGTATCTCCCTTTGTAAGAGAGAGATAACTATGTCCGATTGTATTTATAAATAGTTGACGGAGATTTATTAACTGTACAGGATCTTTCTTAGTAGAACCTTCTTGAATAAACTTGAAAGAGAGGTCCTTAGAGTACTTGATTATAAAATAATAATCGCAAGAATCGGGACTGTCCCGATTTCGTCTGATATCAGATATCCAAATCAGATCTTTATTATTGAATACCTGATCTATAATGTTCTTCTCATCCATAATGGAAACCTTAAATAATTGTTTAATACTCTTCATCATTCTCATCGTATTTGTTGCTGAATAATAAAATATTTAGGATTGGAGCTAGTATAACTAAAATTATTATTGTGATTATCATGGCTATAGATTTAAAGATTTTCTTAAAAGTACCCAACAATAAATGCCAGCAGCAGAGATTTGAATTATCTTCCATCCATCTGAAAGAAGATCAATTAATTTGGGACTATCCTCATCCTTGATACATATAAGTTTATCATTCATGGCTTATAGCTGGTTATTACTGTTATATTTTGATATTTGCAATGAGGACAAGTCCAATCTTTCAAATGCCAAGATCCTCTGAGATCTTTTAAATCTTTCTTTCGGAATCTCTTACCGCAATTGTGACATGTATAATCGTAAGGTTCTTTATTCGTAAACTTGAGAATAAATATTAGGATTATGAATAAAGCAATTGTTATTAGTGTTATTGTAATCTTCATAATGTATTATTTATAGGTATATGCCTCTATGCTTTTAATTGTAATCTTCTTTTCCTCCTTCGGAGAAAAAGTAAATACTCATAGTACTTCTAGTTAATTTTGACTAAGGCTATGGTTAGGATGATTCCTCCAAAGCTTATCTAACAATATTACTTTCAATTCTTGTCTCTGATAATATTGCTTCCGATGCTTACCATGCCTATCTAAATAATCTCCAGGATAATGAAGGTCATCAAGGTACACTTTCTTTTTCGATTTATCGGTTCTTACCAAACGACCAAGGAATTGAATCGATTTTTCTTGGCTATCCATACTTGCTGCATTAAGCAAATACCTAAGCTTAGGAAAGTTTTTACCTCGAGCAATGATTGTAGTTGATACCAGGATATCGATTTTACCTTCCCTAAAATCCTTCATTATTTGTTGTCTTAATTTAGATTTAGTATTAACATGAACATAGGCAATATTATAG